GAGCGGACCAGTTCCGGTGAGACCGCCGCCGGCATCCTGCTCGCCGCTGCCCTCGCCCGCCTGCAGCACCTCGAGTGCAGGCTCGTCCAGGCCGTCGCCCCCATCGAGGGGCAGGAGCCATGAGCGACGGCAACCAACCCCGGTGGGTGCACGACTGCCCAGTGTGCGGGGCGACGCTGTTCAGCGACCAGGGCGAGCAATGCGCCGAGCACACCACCAGCGCCGACGAGTTGGCCCGCAAGCAGCGCGTCGTCGCCGCCATCGGGGCCTTCCTCGCCAAGCCGCCAAAGCCTCCCCGTCGGTGGCGCCGATGACCCTCGGACTCATCGCCGCCCTGGGGGCCGTCGCCATCGGTGGCGCCCTCGGTGTCGTCGCCGCCTTCGAGGCCGTCGACGACGCCCTGCGCAGTCGCCGCCGGCAGCGCGCCCTCGACTCCTTCACCGCCCGCGAGGACACATGACCAAAACACCAGACATCAAATGCCCCCGCTGCAACGCCGTTGGCAAGGTGACGTGTGACCTCGCGGGGTCAAAGCACCTCGGTGGAGACAACTACACGGTGGCGCCCCGCTTTCGCATTGAGTGGACGCGCAACGACAAACCGCACTCAGTGGACACCCTCGTCACCCTCGACGACCTCGAAGACCCGCACTTTGGATGTGGGCAGGACTGACCATGACGACACACCCGACCTTGACCGCCCGCATCGACGTCACCCTGCTGAGGGGGCAGAACAACCGCGAGCACCACCGCGTCCGCGCGGCGAGAGTCGCTGCCGAGCGCCTGGCCACCCTCGACGCCCTCGATGACGCACAATGGTCGACCGACTCGCTCGAGGTCCTCGCTACGCTATGCGAGGACGACACCGGCGCCCGGGTGACCCTCGTTCGGCCCTACCAGGTGACGCCCCTCGACTGTGACAACCTGTCAGCCTCCTTCAAGGCCGTCCGCGACGCAGTCGCCCGATACCTCCTCCTCGATGACGCCAGCGACCGGCTGCATTGGGTGTACCGCCAAGAGCCCGCCGCCGTCCTGGGCAAGTCGACCAAACCGGGCAAGACCCGCGCATCGCCCGACCGCGACACCCGCCCGACGGTGCTCATCGAGGTGCTGCCCGTCGCGAGCATCGACCCGCAGGCCGAGGCCCTCGCCCAGGCCGAGGCCCGCGAGTGGGCCCTCGGGGTGCAGGTGGTCGCGCAGGCGGCGCGGCTGCGACTGGCCGAGGCTGTCGTTGACGAGGCCCGCTATGGACAGCAGCCGCTCGCTATGCGCCTAGCCCTCGCCGCATGGGATGCCGTGCCAGGTGGCGTCGCCCCGGTTGACCTCGGGTGACGACGCTGTCACCGTCGAGGTGCGCAGCCTAAGCAACAGCGTGTGGGCCCCGTCGGTGCGATTCTGCATCGGCGGGGTTCGGTCTTTTGTGGGCGTCAGTACCGTTCCCGTGACCCTCGTCGCAGCGCCTTCGACGAGTGAAACACGACCGAATGGTCGATGCTGTCGACGACATTGATGGGCACCGACGACGGGAGCGCATCGAGGTAGAACTCGCGCGCGAACGACAGCGCATTGAGACAGTCGTCGAGGCCCTCATACGACGGACGACCCTTCGGTCCCGTCGGTGGTTGGATGTTCGAGCTTTTCACCTCGGCGACCAGCTCGGGCCCGATGGGAACGACGCCCTGCTCAATCGCCAGCTTCAAGCGCTGCAGCCGAAAGTGTTTCTCCTCGCCGCTGCGTTGCTCGGTGACGTGCCACCGAGAGAACTGTTTCAGGGTCTCGTACACGCCGACGCCGACGCCGTTGGACTCAACGACGACGGTCTGCGGGATGTACTTCTCGGCGGTGTCCTTCACCAGTTCGACGAGGTCGGGCAGGCTCGTGCTGTTGCTGACCCAAGTCGCGATGATGGTCCCGGTGAGCAACGACAGCACGACGACCGCCGACGAGTCCCCACCACCGCCGGCCGCAACGTCGACGCCGAACACGACGGGCTCGTCGGGCATCCGGTCGCGATACCGATGCCATCCGTCGAAGCGCTTCGCCTTGCCATCCCACTTGCCATCGGCGACGACGACGGCGTCGGTGAACCGGAGAATCCACCGGCCACGAGCGAAGCTGAAGCAATGCTCGGGGAGCTGCGGAAACTCCCTCATGGCCCCGTCTTCGTCGCCGGCGAAGTCGACGCGCATGCGATGCCACCACCAGGCCGCCGTCGCCCGGGAGGTGAACCCGTACCGCGTCCCCGACAACGTCAGCCACGTGTCCTCGTCGATGGTCGTCGGGGAGCGCTGGTAGACCGGGTGACGCTCGATGGGAAGGAACACCCGATGCCATTCGCCGGCCGACCCTTCGTCCTCCCCGTGCCACAAGGTGCGGAAGAGGTTGTCGGCCGCGCTGGCCGTGGACTCCACGACGATGCGCGCCCCGGGAAGCGCCGTCGACGTGAGCCCTCGAAACACCGCCGCGTCGGACAACCAGAACGCCAACTCCGACGCATGGATGAACCCGTAGGACTTCGAGCGACCGACGCGGCTCTCACCGGCCTCGGCGCGAGACACGGCGGAGAGGGCGTCGATGACCGTACAGACCCCGTCGGGTCCGGCGTTCGCGAGGTCGATGGAGCCCTTGTTGCGCGCGCCGACCTCGATGCCCAGCTGCTCGCACCACCCCGCAAGGCGAGCGAGCAGCCCCTGGGCCTTGTCGCGCGTGTCGGCGACGATGGCGCAAGGCACGCCGGGGTTGGCGATGGCAAACACCAGGAGGGCGAGCAGGCTCACCGTCGAGACGCCCATCTGTCGGCCCTTCAGCACGATGGTGCGCTCGTGCTCGAGAATGGCCTCGAGGACTTCGACTTGCGCGTCGGTGATGCGCCAGCGGGAGATGGCCCCCTGTTGCTCCTGATTCAAAATCATCAACAGGCCCGACATGCGACGAGCCCGGTCGAGAATCGGCCGCTTCACCCTTCACCCTCGTCGTCACCAGTGAGCAACGCTCGCAGCTCGTCGACGCGGCGAGAGACCTTCGGCGCGGGTCTGTTGCGCTTCTCCGGTGCGCCAGCGGCGAGGGAGAGCAGGTGCATCGCCGCCTTCGCCGACGTCCCCGACAGGGTCACATCGGCGCGCCATGCAACGGCGAGCATCTCCAACTCGTGGATGTAGTGAGCCCGGTTGGCCGACGTCACCCGCTGGATTTCGTCGGCGGCCTCGTCGAACGTCATCTCGACGCCGTCGACGACGGGCACGCGCGGGACCCAAGCGTCGGCGGGAATGTCCGCCGCGCTCTTGTCGACCGGCGCCTTCGAGGGCGTACCGGTGTCGAAGATGTCCCGCCGTTTCGCCGTCGTCATCCCTCACCCACCGCCGACAAGCTCGTCACGAAGACGGACCTTCGCCAGCACGTGCCGCCGGTGAATCAGCAGGGGTTCGAGGTCGGGGTGCAGGGGTTCAAGCATCGCGTTACGCACGACGACGACGTCACCGGGCTCGATGCCCACCCAGGTCTGCGGATGCTGGTCCGCAGCGGCCTCGATGACCCCGACGCCGGCGACGACGTAGGCAATGCAGGCCGTCCCGAGGGTGCCCTTGACCTCGTCGACGGCGGTCACGATGCCGCCGGTTGACCGGGCAGGGCGACGGAGGGGGAGCAGAAGCGCCGTGTTCGGCGCGACATCGGCGAACGCGCCGACGGGCAGCCCGCACGAGTACAGCTCATGGACGCTGACAGCCCCGTCGACGGCTGCAGGGGTGACGCCGTCAGGGGTGACGGGGGAAACGTCGCTCGCGTCTTCGGTGTTGCGCTTGTCGACGATGGTGAACTTCTCGGTCATTGGTTGGCGTCCTTCGTGGGAGGTAGTGACTTGATGATGATTCTTTCGCCGACGACGTCGATGTGACCCATTAGGGTCAGCATCCGCAGGTAGGCGAAGAGGATTTCCTGATTGATTTCCGCCTTCGCCTCGGTGAGCGATGCGACCCCGTCGTCGTCGGCGAGGATGGACAGGTGATGCAGCACCGCGAGCGGCACAAACAGGTTCGGGAGGTATCGCGCCGGCGCGTACCACCCTCGAAGATTCGTGGGGTGCTTGTGCTTCGGGGCCTTTGCGGGCTCGCCCTGGGCCTCGATGGCCGGTGTCGGTGGGTCTTGTTTTTTGCTCATGGGTTCCTTCGTGCTCACGCGAGACTCGCATACCCGAGGATGCGCTTGTCGTCGACATCGTAGTCACGGCGAGCAACGCGGTTACCGCTATTCCCCTCGATGGTGTGGACTCTCCCGTCGCGCAGCTCGTCCACAACCCCGCAATGATTCCCGGGGACGCCGACGTCACTTTGTGACGCAGTGAAAAATATGACGTCGCCGGGTTGTGGGTCGTACCCCTTGCGAGGGCGGAAAATACCATTCTCCCCGGCGACCGCGACGAACCCCGACACCCGCCGGCATTTGTAGTGCTGCGCGTCGAAAGCATGGCGCCAGCGGTTGTCGCTCTGCGCGAGGCACCAGAGGACGAACCCGGCGCACCAGGCGAGGGCGTCCCCGCGCATGTACCGCTGGGCCGGGACGCCGTCGTTCTTGCCGGTCTTCTCGCTCACGCCGAGCTGCGTCCGCGCGATGTCGTGGGGGCCCTTCATGTCTTCACCATTCAAACCAGAGAATGACGGACGCGCGGGTGACGGTCCCCGCCCCTGAAAACTCCACGGTGTAGTCCTGCGCGGCCAGCTCCACCCCGCCGTTCAGTGTGAGCGCCAGCGCCCCGCTGTCGGCGGTCATGATTTCGTCAACCGTGTGGCTGTTTGTCAGCGTCGACACCGTCGTTCCCGCCGCGTCCCTGATGACGGCCGTGCACGTCACGCCGACGGCGGCCTGAGCGGACGAGGTCAAATAGGCCCGCACGATGCTCGAGGAGCAACGCGACGACGACGGGACCGGGATGACCTTCAACAGGTCGGCCGGCACAGAAAGCACCGTCAACCCCGTCGACGTCACCATCGCCGCCGACATCCCGCGGGCCGTCAGCTTCGCCACCTCCGTCGCCAGCGCCACCGTGGCCCCGACGCCAGCGCTACCGACAAGCAGCGCATCGGCGAGCCCGTCGGTGAAGTCGGCGAAGGCGAAATCGGGCACAGCCATGAGCCCGCCCGCGCGCCACCGGTCGACCTGGACGTGCAGGATGACGTCGCATCGTTCGGTGCTGAACGAGACGCCCTCGATGATGAGGTCATAACTGACCCCGGCCTCGAGTTCGACGCTTTGCGTGTTGGTGTCGTTGACGTCGACCGCTGTCGTCGACCCCGCCACCACGTTGAGGTATGGCGCCGTCGCCCCTGTTGGCACAACCCCGGTGACGGCCCGCTTCAGCGCGATGGTCATCTCCGACGCTGCCGTCACGTTGCCGTTCAAAAATGCACGCACGACCGTGCATGCGACGGGGCAAGTGAACCGATGCGTTCGCGACCTGAGAGCGCTGGCGTTGCTGAGGCCTGCCGCGAGGCTGAAGACGAACGGAAAAGTGATGGCCGCGAGGGCGTAGCGTTTCTCCGACACGTCGGCGAGGGCGTCCTTTGAATACAAGAACACGTCATTGAGGTCGGTGGGTGAGAGGGCGTCCCCCGACGTGAATCGAACGACTTGCAGTGATGCGAAAACTTTCACGAGATACCCCGGGCAAGCGACGAGCGTGAGCACAGGACAATGGTCGCCACCATCGTAGCGAGGGCGTTCGTCGTCGACACCGTGACGTCGACGATAGCACCCTTCGGCAGCAATCGCACCACGCGCGACGTCGTCGACTGGTTCAACCCGGGCTTTGCGAGCATGGTCCCGTCGTAAAGCAGCCGCGACTGCTTTTTCGTGACGGTGTCGAGGGTGCCGGTGACCTCCATCGCCCAGTCGTCGAGGATGCCGCCGGCCGAGACGGTCGCCGTGATGGTCGCCGCCGAGCTGGTTGCCGGTGACGTGATGACCGCCAACGTGTCGACGAGCATATTGACGGGGACGACGAACCGCGCCGTTCGACGGGCTGCAGGTGTCCCGTTGATGAGACCCTGAAACGTGAAGATCACCGGCGCGTACCCGGGCAGCCGTCGGTTGTCGCTACGCATCAGCACCAACGACGCCGACGTGAGCGCGTTCAAATCCGCCGCGAGAATGGTTGAGCCGTTGGCGACGGTCATGTTTGCGTTTCCTTTTTGTTCGTCCACGTCCCGCCAGCCTGGACGTCGACCGATTCGACAATGGCGCGACCCATCCCGCTGACCGTGACTTCGAGGTCGAGTTCGGTCGCCCGCACATTGAGCGTCGCGCGCACACTGCGAGCCGTGAGCGACGACCAGTTCGGCGTTCCCCACAGGTCGGTCCCGATGACGGTGTCACCGTTGACGGTTGTCGACTTTCCGGTGTCGACAACCCCGTTGCCGCAGACACTCACAGGAGCCCCGCCATTCGCCGCCGATATGCTGACCCGACGCACCAGCGGGTTTTCTTGTGGCCCCGATTGCACGCGACCACACAGCGCCCCGGCGATGTCGTTGGCAACGAGGTCGGAGAAGTCGCGCAGGCCCTTGGTGTGCAGCGCCCATACGCCGGTTCTGTCGATGAGGAGGTCCTCCCCATCGCGAGTCTGCAGCACGCCGACGATATTGACCGGTGTCGACAATGTGCCGGTGTACCAAAACGACGTAGTGCCCTCGTTGAGGTCGACGGCAACGGCGTAGTTTCGGTCGCTGCCGAACCCGACGAGGACACCGAACGACGTCGGGTAGACTCGGCCGAACTGGCGCACGTCGAGGACGTCGATGGGTCGTGTCAGTTTCCTCCGCCCTTGGTACGAGGAGAACGCAATCTCGCGGGAGTTCCCGCCGTTCAGCACCGCGACCCCGTCGACGGTGAGGGCGACGACGCCGAACGGGGTGGAGCACGCACCACCAGGGCGAGAGGTGAGCACCTGCGGGACCAGCGAGATGAACCCGGCGACACTCTGGCCCTGCCCGAGGGCGTCGGTAGCCATCGAATAGGCCCCGGCCGGCGTGAACATCCACAGGGCCCCGTCGGGCCCTTGGGTCATGGCGTGGATCGTGGCCGGCAGCGGGATATTATTCTCCGCGACGTAGGTGCGCGGGTCGATGCCGGGGTCGTTGAAATAGACGATGCTCCCCTGGGCAATCGGCATGCGGTCGCCGAACGAGCAGATGTGGCCGGCCGGGATGTCGAGGGCTGTCGTGTCTGGGTACGACGACGGCGTCGCCACCGCCGGCATCGCCCCGCCACCGGGCAACCCGTACAGTGGCCCCGACATTGATGGGGAGTTTATCATCAGTTGGTTGTTGACCATCGCATGCGAGAAAACCGGCATGGACGGATGTGCCCCGAGTTGCAGTCTGTAGCGCTCAATCCATTCCTCGTCGGTGACGACCATCGTCACGACGCCCGTCTGACCGTCCTGGACAAACAGGTAGTGCTCGGTCTCAGACGTCGACGGGACCAGCACCGAGAACCCGCCGACGAACTCGCCGTTGGTGACGCCGAACGCCGACGCCGATACCGAGATGGCAAGCCCTCGACGCGTCGACAGTCGCCCGCTTTGGTTGACGACGTTGTGACGCTCGAAGTTGCGGATACTGATGGTGCTCATGGTTCAGCCGCCCAGGAGGTAGCACGCCGAGACGCGCCAAATGGTGTCGGTGCCGGCGGGGCAAACGATGGTGGTGTTCGAGCCCGCCGCCGACGCTCTGATGGGGTGATGCGGTTGAACGAGTTCCTCGAGGGTGCTGCCGATGGCTCCCGACGTGCCGAACGAGAAAGCCACGGTACCCGGCAGGTTCGTCGTCGTCACGATGGTCGGCGTTGCGGCCGCGAGGCCCGCGGTCACGAAGAAGCGCTTGACTTGCAACCGCGTGATGAGGTGAAAGACGCCCGCGACGCCCGGGATGGTCAACGTCACCGCCGCGTTCACCAGCCCCGTCGCCGTCACGCAGAAAGCCGCGGGAACCGGTGTCGCCAAAATGGCATAGTTTGACGTCGACGACCGCAGCGCTACGGTCAGGGTGCCCGACGTGTACGCCGAGACGCGAAGACGGAAGCGTCGAAATCCCGACACGGCTACGACGAGCTGCGTGTTGACCACGCCGGCGCCTGCAATGAGCGACACCGTTGTCGACCCGACGAGCCCGGTGACCGCGAAATAGTTGACTCCATCGAGCGTCGCCTCGAAGACAACGGTACCGGTGAAGGCCGCACTGCGAAGGTCGAGGGCGACGACAGCCTTGCCGTTGAGGTCAAGCAGCGCCTCGGCATTGAGAGCCCCGACCACCGCCGTCGCCGCGCGCGCGTCGGTGATGGTCTCGGCTGTGATGCCGTCGAGCGAGCCGTTGAATGGGTTCCCGCGAACGTCGAAAAGCTGCGTCATGTTTCACCCGAGAATGTAAAGAACCTTATACGTTCCGCCGACGTTGTCGCGGTCGTTGCTGCTCACCGTGATGAGCACCTGGCCGAGACCGCCGACGGCGGAGAATGTCACGTTGCTGGCCGGTGGCTGGTTCTCGTCAGTGTTTGCCGTGTTGCCCCAGGCTACCATCACCTTGCTCGCCGCCGTCGCGCCTGCATCAACCACCGTGGCCGTCTGCGCCTGCAGTTCGAACGGTACCGTGATGGTTGCCGCCGTCAGCGTCGCACCCCCACCGCTGGCCGAGATGGTCACCGTCGAACCCGCGCCGGCGTCGACGATAGTGATGCCCGACCCGGCCGTCAGCACTCGCTCTTGTGTCAGCGTCGCATCGGTCGACAGGGTGACATAGGTCGCATTCGTCGGGGCACCACCACCACCGCCGAGGTTGTCGAGGTCGACCTCGTTGGGTCCGACGGTGCGCGGGAATGCTTCCATGCGCAACAACGTGTTGAACCCCGCGTTGCCGGTGTAGCTGTCGACGTTGCACGACACGAATGACGCCAGCGATAAATCACCGATTGATATCTGGATCTCACCAGACATCACCAGGACACTGCTGCTCAGAAGCGTAGCGCCCGTCGCCCCTCGTCCAAACGACATCGTCGTCGACGACGAGATGTTGTCAAACCTACTTCCAATGTACGCATTACGGAAATCAGTATCTCCCAGGAAATGCGTCACGTTGCGGCATTGCATGCCGTCGGCGTCAACCACGGCATACCTGAGAAGCACATCGAGAAAGCTGCTGTGCTCCATGACGCTGGTGATTCCACCGACGTCGACAGCTTGAATGAACATGTTCTTGAGCGACATCATTGGTCGCCGGTCATCGGTGGGAGCGTTGTCGCCAAACTGTTCAATCAGAAACGTGGTAGCCAGCGTTGACCCGCCTTTGACGAGGATCTCGACGTTGACAATCTCGATTGGACAGCCGTTGTCCGTTGCTGCGCCCTTTGCGTAAAACAGGAACGGCACCGTCCCCGCGACGATGAACTTGAACCGTTGCGCCCCGTCGACTGAGAACGACAGCATCCCGCCGGGGATGGTGAACCCCGACGTGATGGGAATGTCTGCGCCCAGCTCGAGCACGCACGGTAGCCCGTCGGACAATCGCAACGTGATGTTCCGTCGGATGTCGTCGGCGCTGTAGACGATGGTCGCTCGCCTGACCGAGCGCGTCGCATTGGCATCAAATGCGCGCATGACCATCAGCGGTCACCGAGCAGGCTCGCTCGCCCCGTGCGCGCCTGTTGCGAGAGCGGCGACGAGCGACCCTCCATCGCCCGCGTCTCGTTCGGTGGGAGCCCGGGTCCTGCGGGGATTGCGTCAGACGCCCCCAGCTCGTCTAGGGCGCCCGCCCGTGCCTCGGGTGAGCCGAGGTCCTCGGGAGGTTCCCCGGCGAGCTGTCGTCGGATTGTGGCGCGATTGATGAGCACGGTTACATCTCGTCAGGTTGGAGTGCTGCGGACCGCCATCGCCGTCGCGGGGTTTTCTTTGCTCTTGTAGAGTTGGCTATTGTCCTGCCGACGGTACACGTAAAACGAGCTGCCGAGCATCTTGTGGGGACCGCTGACCAGTGGGTCGGGCTCGCCAAATAGACTGACCCCGCGGCCTCTTTCAGGGAGGGCCTTGATGTATTTTTCCGTCGCCTTGTCGGTCGCGCCGATGGGCATGTCGGTCGGTGTACCCGCCCGGTCTTCTGCTTCGCTATTGTCAACGATTGGGTCGTTTTCGAGGTCACCGTCGCCAATGGTCCCGCCGACGGGCTCGCCAGCGACTTTGCCGTCGTCGTTGTAGTCGGTGTCGGCCGCATCTTCGAGGTCGTCGAGGGCCGCTTGTCGTTGAATGTCGGTGAACTTCGCATCCTCGGCGGCCTGGTCGAACTGTTGCATGGTTAGAACCTTGCTGCGGGCCTGCGTTCGCGCGAGGTCACCCTCGGATGCCGACGCTGCACCCGACAGCCCGAGACCGCCGAGGCCTGCGCGACTGCGCTGGTCCATCGCCGCCCGTGCATTCTGCGCGTCGATTTCCTGCGCGGCCGCTTGACGCGCGCGCGCCAGATCGTCCATGCCGTCGCTCTTTGGTGCCTCTTCCTTTGGCTTGTCGCCGCCGGTTTTTTTTGCTCCATAACCCTGCAGGCCGAGGCCCGGTCGGGGTTTCTTGGGGCTGCGGACTAAAACGTCCTGTTGTTGCTCCGTCGCACCAACTGACAGGTCGGGACTCGGCTTCGCGGGCGGCATCCTCGACGCCGCGAGCCCGTCGAGGTCGTCAAATGGACGCATCTGCGGGGGGAGCTTCGGTGGTTGTCGGCGAGTGTCAGGGCGAGGGATGGCCATGTGATGCGCTCCGGCTGTTGATGGTGGGCGACGAGGTCGGATTCAGTGGACGTGCATCGAGTGGACGGCCCACGAGGAGGCAACGGCGCTGGCGACGATGTACAGGTCACACACCGAGGGAATGATGAACTCGTCGACCTGACCCGGGAGCACATGCCGCCCGCCTGCAGCGGTGAACGTCGCGTCAAACGTCGGGGCAGGGGCCCCGCGGCCGATTGCTTCCGTCGCGAGAATCACGCCCGCGGCGTTCGGATTGACGACGCGAATGCGGATGAATCCGGTGATGCCACCGTTCAGGGTGACGTCGGGGAGGGTGACCTTGACCGGGGTCAACCCGAGGACGGCGCTACCGTCGATGACGGCCTGTCCGTTGACGACGAGGCCAAACCCTGCGCGATTGACGAGAGACGTTGTCATGCTTGCTCCTGCGCCGGCGCGCGGGCGTCGGCCAGTTCGTCGAGGTCGTCCATGGGGAGCATGCGAGGGATGGGCATCAGGGCTCCTGTTGGTCGAGAGTACATGGGACCGCGCCAGCAGGCACGCCGAGAAGTACACCCGCCGCGTCCATGCGGGCTTGCTGCGCAACGGTGGCGTGAGTCTTCGCGCATCGGCCAACCTCGACGCCGTCGGCGCAATAGGGCACGCCCTGCACGTCGTCGTTGTCGTCGATGCACTGGACGTCACCATCGGGACACCACGCCAGCGCCCACGCTGCCCACTCGACAGGGTCGGAGATGCACACTTCAAGGTGTGCCGTGCGCGGTCCGTCGACGTGTGGCGGGAGGCCGGTGTCGATGGAGAGGCCACCGGCGACGATTGCGGCGACGATTGCGAGAGCAGCGAGACGTCTTTGTCTCATGGTGTCACCGGGAGTGTGCCGCCGAGTGCCCACTCGTCGACGGCGAGGTTGATGCCGCGTTGGGTGGCCGACAGCGAAGACGGGTAGATCAGGACCTTGGTGATGTCGCCGGTCAGAGGTTCCGCCGTTGTCGATGACCGGGCACAGAGAATGAGCGGCTGGATTGGTGTCACCGGGAACGTCGGTGCATTGACGGGCGTCCCGACGCTGGCGTTGGTGATGTAGAGCGTCAGGTCTGGTGTATCGGCACTCGCCGCCGTCGACAGAATCGAAACAAACGTGCCAGTTGGTGCTGTGTTGTTTCCGCTGGCCACCGAGGTAGCCGACGCACCATCAGCGAAGAAATACCGCGCCGAAAATGTAGCCCCGCGTTGGTGCCGCAGACCTGCATTGCTCGCACTTGATGACGTCGACACGACACTAGCCAATGACGTCGACGTCGTGAACGATACGCTGTCAATGGTCGACCCCGTGCCATCGCTGACGAATGCCCAATCCAAAGCGAGTGCCGCCGCAAGGTGGTCCCCACCATCACACCGTACCACCGGCTGACCGCCTACGATGGACGTCCGATACGTCGGCTGTGCTGACCCCGTCGCCTGCGTCACGTTCAGCGCCGACGTCCCAAGATTTACCCACGTCGCCACGGCGCCGAGGTTCGTCATCGTGCTGTTGTAGGAACCATCCACCGATTGCGCTAAGAAGCAGCTATGCGCCGGCGCGACGTAGAACCCAAGGTCTACCGTCGCCGACGCGCCACCCGCCTGTGTCACCGTGATTGTCTCCACGCCCTCGCCCGCCGCACTCGGTGACACGGCTACCGGACACGACCACGACGTGGTGCCCGTACACGAGCCGAACGAAACCGAGATAGAATCGCCCAAGGGCGTCGCTGACCACGTCACCGCTCCTGTGCCTGTCGCCGTTCCTGTCAGAGTCCTGGTGCCGGTACAGGTGACGGTGCGGGCGAATGGCTGGGCGTCGATGGCCACG